TGCTCTGAATTTTCTCATTTGCATTTTCTCCAAGTTTAGCCAACTCTTCTTTTTCATTGATCTCAGCCTGTTGCATATTCTCACCTCTAATTTCTGATATTTTACTGACCAGCTCATTAAAAGATTCTTGCGAGATGTTATTCGCTTTTGCCCAGCTCGATGCAAATTCAACTTCTGGATCATTGTTATCAATACCTTGTTCTTCTAGTACTTTTAAATCATACGACTCTGGAGCTTTACTATTTTTTTTATGATAGGCTTTTTCTAATTCATTATAACTTTTCATGAGCTTGTCTGGATCTGGTCCTTCTTTATCATCCCAGAATTTATCTTGCCAATGATCAGGTTTTTCAAATTGCACATTATCTAAGTCCTCACCTTCAACCACCTGATCTCCAGGCTTAGTTTCCATGCCCTCATCTTCGCCTGTGGTTTCAGGTTCAAGGGATGCTTTCGACATCAATCCTTGTTCAGGTTGTTCGGTGGTTTCTTCTGTTTTTACTTCTTCTTGATTTTGGGTTTCATCCATTTCTTGCTCTCCTTAGTTTTAAAATTATTTCTCTGATTATAGAATTTTGACCATCCCTAAAATAACCAAAGGCGTGATCGTATCCAGGTGTCCATGCGGGTACATCCAGATAAGTTTTTCTCAAATGAATTAAGAGTTTCTGACCTTGATCGGTGGAAAATACTTGTTGATAGAGTTTGTCGAGTTCGGTGGGTTCGATCCTTGCATTAGGATCGGGCATTGCATCTAATCCCTCCCAACCAGGACTATTGATCGTTTGTTGCTGTTTGTTGTTGGGTTTCATTCATCATACCTTGTTGCATTTGCTGTTGAGCAAGAGCTTGAGCTTGTTCCGCCATGACTTGTTGCATTTGTTGTCGTTCTTCAAATGTTGTTCTTATAGCTGCGGGTACTGCCATTGCATCTGCAATAAAGTCCGCAACCTCTTCAATCTTAAAGGTCATTTGTCCTGTAGGACCTAGACTCGATGCGATTTGAATATACTGCATAATCTGATTTACTTTTGTCATATTACTTGCCATAGCTATTTCACCCACGGGCTGAATTTTAACTTGCAATCCATTGACCTTGAGAGGGAGCTGAATAATACCGAGTGCATCCATAACCTCTAAAGTTCTCTTCACCACAGGATACATCGTTTCATTAATTAATCTTCCGTATGCCGAGCCTAAGTTCTGCGACAATTGTTTCATTCTTTCTGCTACTTCTAACGCAGTTCGAGCCGACATATTGTCTGGCGGTAAGGATTCATCGAGTAAAATTTTCTTAATATTCATACGAAGATCGTTTGTAATAATCTGACTTAGCTGTGGATCTCCTGATCTGGGTAAAGGTTGTAAGTCAGCTCCCCTTGGTCCTCCGTTAGAATTGACAGGAATGATTGCACCAGGAACAAGATTAATTGAGTTCGGATTAATTACACCCGTATCCACCGCAGTATACACACCCGCAATAGTTAGCGATGCATTTTTAAGAGTGAGTTCTAATACTCGGTTTAATGTTTTTATATCGGGTAGTGCGGTAAGAACAGGACCTCGACCATATCTTTCATTCGCTGCTTTCATGTATCTGGCAATCACCCAAGGAAACGATTTTAGATCTCTATAGACCAGTTCGTTTTGTCCTCCTCGATCAATAATCTGATAATGATATCTGCCTGTGTTTTTATCGTAGTATGTACCTTCAATCAGCTCCACCATCTCACCTTCTCGGTTGGTGTATTTTTGTTTCATATCTTGTGGAATCTTAATGTCAGGAAACTCTTGATCTAGTACACCATACGGGCGTTTCATTCTGCGATAGACCTTATCGACAGTTCCGAATGGTCCTTCTTCAAAGGTAATTAGAAATGTCGGTACAGCAGTATAGCGAATAGGGGTAACTTCATCGCCAGGCTGGATCAACATAACCGCAGTTCCAATAGCAAGTTCAAGCAGAAATTCACCCATTGCCTGATCAAAATTAGATTGTCGCATAATATCAAACATACGATCCGCATAGCTATCGAGGATTTGTTGGGTTTCTATTTTTCGTTCTTCTGGTATTTCTGATCCTGGTATTAATCGACACCATCTGGCAGCGGGTGGAAACAATCCTGATTGTAAACGATTCGCAAATTTTTGTGTCGAATCAATCGCAGTAGAATCAAACACTCTCGACATTTTATCTTGACCAGGAACATCTCCATCATAGTATCCGTCATGCAAATTTCTCATGGGTAGCGAATAGCGGTAAGCATCTTCGTATATGGATCGCCAATTATCCTTATGACTATTGTTTTTATCGTATTTTGATTTGAGTTGTTGCGGACTAAGCTTTGGCATTTTTATATCTTTCTAATAAGTTCTTTCCTTTACTTGCTAATCGTCTTGCTGCTGAAGCACTCGTTGGAGCAGATTCCCCCCATGCTCTAGCAGCAAGTGCAAAGCGTGTCGGTTCTCCGTTAGGCTTTTTTAAAGGAGGGAGTGTCGCCCTTCCGTAAAACCGACTCAAGAACGATCCTTTTCTTCGCATCTTATCAGGAGTACTTGCTGCCCCTTTAACTCCTGGTTTAAGATTAGATCCTTCTTTTTTTTTAAAATATGCTCTTCCTGATGCTGTTAATCCACCTTTTGGATTTTTATGTTTTTTGAGCATATTTCATTCTTGATTCATTGACGGACATCTTCATCTTTCCGCCCGTCATCTTAGCAAAATTTTTCGCTTCCATCACGCCTTTCGCATTGTAAGGAAATTTTTTTTTCATCATCTTGTTATTACTTTTGTACATCACTTCTGGCATCTTGATCCTCTCTTTTTTTAGGGTTTCTAATATATTTTTTATTCATGCTCTTGGGTTTCTCATAGGACCTAACGTGCTACTTTCTTCCTCTGTTGGACTTCGATCCATAAATGCTGTCATTAATCCCATAGCTCCTCTACGACCCCTTGCTCTTCTCCGACTAGCAATTTCTCTTGATTGCTTTGCTTTTTCCTCTTCTGCTAGTTTTTCTCTTCTCGCAATCGCATCTAGCTCTGCTTGTGAAGGTCCAGCAGAGGAGGGCATTTTTGGTCTTGAAAATAATCCACCCATGTCTACTCCTTTTCTTTCTTCCCAAACAATCGACTCATCATGAAATAATCCGATTGGTCAGGACCATAGCTTTTTAATATTCCTTCTTGTAGAAAGTAACACGCTTTCGCCCATTTGTATGCGTGGCAATTTTGCCTACTAACATTAATCTGTAATCTATGAATATTTAGTTTCTTAGCAGCGTAATTAAAAAATCGCAGACTTGCTTTATGAAATTTAAATTTATGGTTGCCAATCTGTAAACATGGAATCAGCCACGCTTCATACACGCCCTCCCAGATCGGTAACAAACCAAAGCAACAGACAATCTTTTTTCCCACCATGCCTGAAAATGATAATCCGTGTATAGGAAAAGTTTTAATGCGTTCTGTATAATCATGAAAGCTGTCAAACAATTTTTTTTCTGCTTCTCTAAACTCCATAAATTTTAAGTGTGTATAGTGAAACGGAACAACTTTAGATTCTTCTCCATCGATTCTCATTGCCTGGTTGAGTTCTATGGTTGTAAACATTAGGCTAACGGATCAAAGTCTATTTTAGCTACCATTGGTTGTAACTGTCTGGACTTTCCTCTGGTCATGGTTCGATATTCAGAACCGAGTAAACAATACTGAGCTGCATCGCCAATATGCGAATGTTCGTTTTTATTCGGTGTATCTTTAAATCGCTCTTGCCCCGCACCGATTGCCACTCGTTTAAAATGATAGCCACCCGCTAAAGATTTTCTTAAACGAACACATTTACGATCTATTCTAAATCCTGGTTTGCCATCAATCAATCGAGTCATCGGCATGGCGAGTGCTTCTCGTCTGGTTTTAAAATTATTAGTCGCACAAGGTTTCGCAAGTATGCCATGTGTTTTTAAATGATCAAACGAAGTATCTTCATTCAAGGTCGATCGTTGCGAACCCGCTGGATCGCCAAATACGACAATATCATGTTTAGGAAAAAATCGATTGATATCTTCTTTGAGTAAAATAGCAAAGCGTTCTAATCCCATATCGTAGGTTACAATTTCATGAATCACCCTCCATACGCCTTTGTGATCTCTTTGAGCAAATACCGCAGCGGGTGTTAAACCAAAGTCTAATCCTATTTGTACAGGCACTCCATCTAAAATTTCGCAATCTTCAGTCATAGATGAATCGTCAAACTCTGGTGTAACGGGTCGACCTTCTTGAACATAAGTGAACTTGCCTTCTGCATAACAGCGAATCCAATCAAGATTCTTTCCGCCAAGTAATTGTTCGTAATACCCAACGGGAAGATTATTTAGATTTTCTGCTTTCTCATTGGTCTGCCACCATTTACCACCACCAAAAACAAATCCTTGAGCTTCGGGCATTTCTTTGGGAACGTCTTTTGCTTCGAATACGCCTGGCGGTTGTCTAAAAAATTTCCAAGCAAACTTTCCTCTCGGTGGTTCTTTCTCGGATAAACGATAAATGTAATGGTCATCGTCAGGAGGGTTCGTGTCTAAAATAACACCACGCCACGTTGGACCGCCATCTTCTTTGCTTGGGTATCGACCCACTCTATGCGTTGTTCCATCAATAACTGCTTTTGGTAATTCTCTGCACTCGTTGATCCAAGCACCCGTAATTTCTAATGATAATAATTTTCTAGTGTCTTTGGGTTGATCGAGTGCCAAAAATATTACTTCGCAATCTATTCCTGCAGCTCCATCTCTAGAGGGAAGTTTAATGTGGTGTGTAATGGGTGGCGAATGATGAACAGAACCATAGATATGTTCTGGAAATAACTCAAGCCACGTTTTAAGCGTAGTGGTTTTTAACATCGGATAGGAGTTTCTTACAATAACAAACCGAGAATATTTTATGCCATCTCTAGGACTTGGTTTTTGTTGTATCGCTCTTTTAAAAATTTCAGCACAACACGCATAGGATTTACCTGAACCGACAGGACCGATCAATCCTCTAACAAAAGATTTATCCTGTAAAAATTTCCAGATCGTAGGCGATTTGCTAAAGTCAAGTTTAAGTCCTGGTATGTTATTCTGCATCTATGATACTCCTGAAGATTTGTTCTGCGATTTGTGGCACGATTGAGTTTCCGAGTGCTTTAATTCTGTTGGTTCTATCTGAGTGTAATTCATAGGATACCCCATTAGGAACTCCACGAAGTTTGGATTCAGTTTGCCACCAGGTTGCGGTGGGTTTTTCTCCTGCA